CTCTTGGGTGTGGCATACAAAAGAATCGTGGCACTCCTGGAAGGATTTTACCAGGCGTGACGCGCAGAGCGCGATTTGTTCCTCTAGTGTCGACCCGTGGGCCCGTTTGGGAGCGGCCATCTAGGTCGGCTTAACGCGTTGGCGAGGGTGTCTAGGAAACCCAGTCACGAAGGGAGAGAGTGAGTCGGGGTGGGGAGGGGCGCTAGCGGCGACGAGGGTCAGTGAGCGGCGCTTCCTTGCGCTCAGGACGCGGGAGGCTCAGCAGCACCGGACTGTCAAGGGGGTCGAACTCAGCGGCGCGCGCGGCACGAGCGGCGGCACGACGGCGGAACTCCACGGTCATGGGGTCGTCGATCTGGCGGAGGTGGTAGAACCGTCGAACGCCAGGTGTGTTGACGTTGATGATGACGTGGAGATTGAAGGCGGCAGGCGTCGTCAGCGTCGTCCCAGTGAACCCGATGTACCAGTAGTTGGGCGTGGAGGCAGGTGTCGGTTCATTGACGAAACGCGAGCCGTTCCAGTAGGCAGCGCCAGTGTTGGCCATCGGCCCGGGCGAAACGACGGCGACGGCGCCCTCCACGACCTCAACGGATGTGGTGAGGTTGGTGCCGACGGCCTGATGGGCGTCGCCAAGGACGATGCCGGAGTTCGAGGTTGGTGTTGAGGAGACCTTCGCAGCCTGCGTTGAGGACACCCAGATCGCCACGATCCCGAATGCTTTGGGATAGTTGGCGCTCCAGTAGATGAACGACCCGGCTGCGTTGTAAGCGACACCCAGCCCGGTCGGCCAGTTGTACGGGATGACGGACGTCTGAGCAGCGAAGTCGGTGCCGTTGAAGTATGGCACGGCGGCGGTGGCGCCGGAGTTGGAGCAGCTGATCTGGGCGAAGGCTGAGCCCGCGACGACGGGTGGCGCCTCATCGTTGGGCATGCGGAGCTTGACGGTCCAGTCGAACTCAACGGTCATGACGACGGCGGCGCCGGGTGTGGACACGGTGAGCATGCAGAAGAAGCCTTGCTGCGTCAAGCGAGCGTCACTCGTTGAGTCCTCGATCCAGTACCACTTCTGCGTGCCGGACGTGCCCTCGCAAGACGCGCCCTCATAGAGGTTGGTGATCTTGCCTCCATGGGCCATGGCGGGGGCCAGCGCCAGACTGCCACCGCTAAGCTGAGGAACGTCGCGGGGGTCGGGGTCACGGTAAAGCAGAACGGAGCCCTTGGTGGTGGCTGCCGAATCGGACTTGGCGCGGACGTGGGCGCGGGTGAAACGAAAGGCCTCGAAGGTCGACCCGAGTTTGGACAGCCGTGACGACAGAGAGATGGCGTCGGGGTGGAGGGGCATGAGGAAGATGCGGTCGCCCGAGGCAGAGCCGAACCCGCTGGTGGGGATGGAGACCACGGAGGCGAGGTCAGTGCCGCTCACGGTGATGACGCGCCCCTGCCGCTTCACGGACATTCGGCCAGCCTTGAAGCCTGAGGGCGTGGCGATGGGGATGGAACGCTTGGACTCACGCGGGGCCCGACTGGTGGAGCGCTTGCGGGGCCGGCCCTTGGCGCTGCCGCCTCTCTTGGCAGACTTGGACCGGCGCCGGCCCTTGGTCGACGATGCCTTCTTGGAGCGGGGGCCCGGGTTGGGCTCAACAGCAGCGGCGGCGGCGTCGAAAACGTGTGGGTCGGGGGACGGGGGTCGGCGGATCAGAGACGGGTCGCCAGTTGCCTGAGGACGAGGGCGGCCGTCTCGGACACGAGCCAGTCCTCGTAAGACGTCGCCCCGCTGGTGACGGACGCGCCGGACGGTGGCGCGGTCGTGTTCAGCGGCTGCGGCTGCGTTGGCGGCGAGGAAGGCAGCGTGACGGCTCTCACGTTCGCGGGTCTGGCGCCCCTCGAGATCAGTGACGGCGTTGAAAGCGCGCTCGATGATGTTTCCTTTGGGTGCTTTCTTTCCGGCGAGGTGGGCAGCGATGCCAGCTCCGATCGCGCCGCCGATGACTGGGACGATGATCGGGGCGGCGTTGCCTCGGAGGGCGTGGATGGCGCGCTGGGCGGCGAGCCGAAGAGCGCGGCGTTGTCCGCGAGATAGCACGCGTCGCACGCAGCGGCCATGAGGTGGGAGAGGACGGGGGGTGCACTCCTGGGTACAAATGGGAGGAGATCGGGGTGCGCCCGTCCAAGGGCGTTGTGGAGGGTGAGGGCATTGAGCTGGGCCTCCGGAGCGTGGATCGCCAATAGGCGGAGTTGTTCGCGGAAGCAAGTGCATGTCTTCATTGGTTGTAGCCGTTGTTGGTTGGGGTTTCAAACGCGGCGTACCAGGATAGCCGCATTCGTGACACGCCCGCGCGTTGGGCCCTGGGTGTCGGCGCGGGCGGGGCCGCGCTAGTTGTCACAAGTCAGCGGCCAACAACGGGTCGAAGATGGAATGCACAGCTCGGATCGGTAGAGCGGCGGCCTCGAGCGCGCCAACGCAAGCCTGGACGGACACGCCGTACACCTTCTCGAACATGACGGCGTTGTAGTCGGCGTCGGGCGCATGGGCGTGGGCGAGGTTCGGCTTGAATCGCCGTTCAGGATCGAAGCGCCAAACGGCCATGGCGTCGCCACGCGGGACCAGCTCCCGGGCGCGCCGCACGACATCGCCGACCAGGGGGACGTGTGCCTCGTTTGCCTCGGCGGACTGAAGTGCGGCGTTCATCCACGCGCGGTCACCGGGTGCCTGGTTGTGGCTGTGTCCGGAACGGGACAGGAAGCGGCCAGGCTTGCACCCGAGGACGATGCGGCTCTCGCCAGCGATGACGGCGCGCCATGGCCGACACGAGTAGAAAGTGACGAGGTCGACATCCGTGCTCACGGTGACCTTCACTTTGAATTCAAGGTCGGCCAGGGCAGAGGTCCAGTCGATGGTGAGGTCGAGCGGGTCGGCACCAGACATGTCGCGCGGGTGAAGGGGTGTGGGGTTGGGTTCGGCGTACCACTCGTAGCGTCGCGGGGTGGCGCAGAAGGTCGTGGCGAGGCCCAGGAAGGCAGGTCCGTCACCGAGGCCATAGTGCTGGCGAATCTTGCGGGCATGCGAGAAGCCACGGCGGGTGAACAGGGCCTTCACGGCGGCTGGGCAGTCGTCGGCGTAGTCAGCGGACAGGCAGACAGTGTCCATGAAGATGACGTCACGCAATGCGGGCGCGAAGTGGCGCTCAATGACGCGCGAGATGGCGGTGTGCACGATGAGGGTGTCGTCGCCTCCGGCCATGACCCACATGAGGCGCTCGGCAATGACGACGCTGATGGGGATGCGGGTGGCACGGCAGAAACGCTCGAATGGCAGGAACATGGTGACCGGCGTGTTGCCGGGCGTGGTTGTGTCGTCGCCAGATGCGACGCCGCCCAACGTGGTGAAGATGACGCCGTGTCTCGTCCGACCGCGTCGGTTGACGCTAGCAAGGTAGGTGTCGAGGAACGTGTGGCGAGCGCGCGGGTGAACGATGAAAGCACCGATGCCGCTGAGGTCGATGATGTTGGCGACGATAGAGAGTTTGTCGAGCAACATGGTGCCATCATAGTTGACGTAATCGCCCTCGACGTAGGCGTGGGGCGTCGGCACACGGCGTAGTGCGTCCTCGAGCGCGGCGCCTAGCCCGGCGCGGTCGTACCCGACGGCGTAGAAGGCGGCGTTGCGGGGGGGGCATGTCTGCCGGAGGTGCTTGGACAGCGTCTGGGCGCACGGCCCGATGCGCACGCGAAGGCGCAAGCGTTTGGGTGTGATGTTACGCGGGACGCCCAGATCGGGGCCAATGAGTCGCCGCCCAGCTCGCAGTTCGCTCTTGACGAAGCACGAGACCTTCAGGTCGTCGTCGGTGGGGCCGGCGAATCCGAAGCTGTCGTACGCCTCCTGCAGCAAGGCGCGCTTGCTCGGTGGCTGTGACGCCAGGAACTCAGAGAACTTCACCTGCGTGGGTGGAGTGGTGAAGCCGGGGGCAATGAGCTCGATGTGGCGCCGCAGGAAGGCGACGACCTCGCGGACAGCTTGGGGGCTTTCGGGGAGCATGATCTGGGCTCGATCGCCGATGGCGTGCACGACATTCTCCGGGTCCCGGGTGTTGTAGGACTGAGGTTGGGCAGAAGTGTGCCACAGCTCGCAATGGACGGTGGCGCGGGGCGGATGGACGTAGGGCCGCGTCGACGTGAGGGTTGCCCATGGGTGACGCTCAAACTTCGCCTTGCCGACGGTGGAAACGGCGAGCGTAGCCTCGCTTGCGGCAGGGTCGGGGGCAGAGTGGCCGAAGTACTGCCAGGCAGCCGACGCGGTGAAGACGGCGCTGGACGCAGCGGCGAAAAGGTCGGGGTCATGGACCGGAACGTCGACAGGGCGCCACCGGGTGGCGTACTCGTCGGTGGCGGCGGCAACGGCGTCGCGGTGGTCGGCGATGGCCTCAGTCGTGGTATGGAGCGCCTGGAGCAGCCCGGTGGTATGGCGCTGAGACAGCACGGCCACAACGTTGTTGACCATGTGGCCAAGGATGCCGGTGCCAAGGGGCGCGCGCCACCAGAGGATGTGGCTGAAGAGCGTGATGCCACGCGCGAGGAGGGCCGCGGGCAAAGGGACGCCGCGTTGCACAAGGTCGTAGGTGTGCTCGAAGGCCTCGAAGACGACGAGGGCGACGCCAAGGCGAGGGAACCGGCGCTTCAAGAGCTCCTCGAGAATGGGCGCGCCGTACATCACGTAGGCCTGGCTGGCTGTCTGCGGGCGGAGGAATGCAGCGTAAGGTCCCAGCTTGGTGAAGGCGGACGCGCGTCTGGTGTACCGTCGAGCCACGATAGCGATGGCAAGCGCGGCAGTGAAGCCGAGAAGGCGGCCGACGCGGGAGTCGAAGAAGGCGAAGAGCCGCGTGAGGAACGTCGACTCGGGCGGGCCCTGGAGGAGCGCTGTGTGCTCAGCGACCACATGCTGTATGCTAGCCCACGCAGCCGTGAGGGCCGACACCTCGTCGTGGGTGTTCATAACAAACATGTAGGGCACGACGTAGGTGAGAATCTTGGCCTGGTCCTCGAGAGGGACGTTGAGGCTGCGACACGCCTCGTCGGCCACGCTGGTGAGAACCTGGAGCGTGGCGGCGTTGCGCGGCTTGTTCGCGACCTTGAGCTGGAGCTTGAGCATGAGGGCGCGCGGGCAGCGAACGACGACCGACTTCTCCCACTGGGCGACGACCCATGGCCCAAGGCGAAGGAAGGCCATGGCAGGAACGTTGTGGTCGCGCAGGACGGCGCTGGTGCGCTTGATGACAATGGCCGACGGGTCGAACACGGCGTTGGTGCAGTCGGTCTCGAAGAGTCGCTCGAAGACGGGCAAGCGCACGGCGGGTGGCGGGGCGACGCTGGTGAGCTGGAGCTCGTAGATGGTGGTGAACCCGATCTCGCGCCAGGGGCGTGCCACAAGCCACTCGGTCGCCGAAACGGGGTGACCGGCGCCGGAGTAAATCCAGTCGGGGATGGCGTGCTTGTAGTTGGTGCCGCCAGCGACGGTCATCTCGAGTTGGTTGCGTGAGGCGCGATACGAGGCTTCGCCATGGTAGTACTGGCTCGACTCGTTGCCGTCGTAGGTGTGAAGGGCGAGGAGTGCATAGCCGCTTGGCACTTTGCGCAGGGCTGTGGCCCAGTCGTCGGGGCTGATCGTGTAGACGTGAACAGCCATGAGGGCCTCGGCCTTGTCGACGAACGCGCTCGAGGCGAGAGGGACGCGCTCGACGGGGATGTCAACCTTCTTGCCGCGGTAGCGCATGACATCGAACGCGTCCATGTACGGTGAGCAGGCGCGCACGTAACGACGACGGCGTAGGGAGTGCCGAACAGCGTTGCCGCCAACGTCGAGGATGTACTGGTACGTCGCCTCGCAGAAGGTGCGGCGAAGGTGGTTGTACATGATGTCCTCGGCGAGAGCGCGCTCGGTGGCGAGGCACCCGTGCTTGTGCGCCGACGCGCCGGGGCGCGCGGCATGGAGGAACCCGGGGATGGTGGTGGTGAGCATCTTGAGCTGCGCGGAGGTGAGGTTGTAGTGCGGCGTGTAAAAGTCAAGACCCTTGTCCTTCGCTTCAATCTTGAGCGTCATGATCCACTCAGGACAACCGAGGTCGCGCCCAAGGGGCGTGGTGTCGTCGTCCGGGAAACCAGAGTCGTCGAGTAAGGTGGGAACGGTGGCAGTGGCCGCTGGGGGGTTGCCAGGGGTGGGGATGCTGGTGCTCGGGGCACCAGTACTCACGACTCCGGGAGTGGGTTGGGTAGGAGTGGGTCGGGTGGCTTGGATGGTGGCCTTCGTCTCACGGTTATGGCCTTCGTCGCGCGCAGGCACGGGTGGGTCGTCGTCGGTGGCGTCTTCGGTCTCGTCGGAACCGTCGTCTTCGGGAAGCTCGTCGAAGGTGACCCGGCGGCTCGCGGTCGAACGGCGCCCACGAGATCGGGCGTCGGTCGCAGGATGCGGCCACCGGCAGGTGCCGAGGATGAACTTGCGGCACAGGGGTTGTCCGTCAGCGTCAACGCCATCATTCCAGCATGGCGTGGTCCCGCGTGCGCGGGGCGGAGCTGACGCGTGTCGTGGCAGTGGGCCACGGCGTGGTCGATTCGAATTTCGTGACATAGTTGTCGTT